GGCCCTTTAGGGATAACACTGATTGTACAGTGCCCTTTTCTCATGTGAGAATCCCCTATCGGTCAGCGATTTAGAACCGGTGCCGATAGAGATATTGCGGGTTACGGGCCCAATGTTATCATTGCGTAATCCTTACTTAAGGAGTACAACAGTATGACACAGAGAGAACGTAACCGGGGTGGATTCGAAGAGCAAACAGGACAAATGTTCTATTATGCCTTCGATGGCTCCATCAGAACACCTTCTAACCCTGTCACGAAAGTGACTAGGGTAACTAGTGAGGTGATGCATGATGTAGTCACTCCGAATTTTAAGAAAGCAACCAGTTCAGGGAAAGTAATCTGCAGTCCCATGTTACATGTGACTACAGACGAACTAACCCCATTTTCATCATGGAACAACACATACGTCTCTAATTTTAGTGGCGGATGGTCGGACATTGGTGATATGAACGTTGTCGATTTCATCGGGGGACTTGTACACTACAAAGAACTAGACGTCAATACGGCGCCATATGTAGTTGAGGTAGGACAAGACACTCACGCGAAAGTTAAACTCAATGAAGCGGACATTCAAATAATGATCGCCGAAATGGGTAAAACTAGCCAGTTCATTACGAAAGCAGTTAGGTCTTTTATAAACGTTCTTAGGCTTGTTACCAAGCCAAGAAGTTTCTTGAGAAAGGTTGCAGGCTTAAACCTGAAACAGATCTCTGAGACCTACCTGGAACTCCGTTATGCCCTCAGGCCTCTTGTAATTGATATCGAGAATGCTATTAAAGCAGCTCGTGTCATACAAAAGAAACCACAACATGGAGATAGACGAACATCACGCGCAAGCGTGACCGACTATCTTTCTGTCGAGGACACTGTTTCGAACAATACAAGGTTCCAAACAGTAAACTGCGATATCAAGCGCTTCACGTCCGTCGAAGTCGACGTTCGTGGAGGTTGCTTATGGAGCATCTTTACCGAAGGTAGAGGTCTTCCGGTGTCGGAAGTTATCGGAGCCAATAATAATCCAGTCGAGCTCGTTTGGGAACTTATTCCCTGGAGCTTTGTGGTTAATTGGTTTCTCGGTGTCGACAAATTTATTGAGTCGCGCACTTTGAGTTCCCTAATTCGCCTTCTTTGTAGTTGGACTGTTGTTAAGACAGTCACTACACAAACAATGACATCGACGAACGTCCGTAGTAACGGTTCGCTAGCCCAGTCGGGCACGCATAATGTTACTGGTCACTTCTCGCAAGAGTTAGTGACAACTCGGATCGAACGTATCCCTGCATTGTTGCTCCCTCCTCTTCCACTTGTTAAAGTGAAACTGGATGGATATAAGATAGCTGACCTCTCAATCTTCTTAACCAAATTTCTTCGCAAGTTCCGTTAACTAACGGTCTTGTCAAGGATACAAGTGGTTACTATTTTACGTACAGGAGTACGCCATGACTGCAGCATCTGACTTCGTCGTTAATTACACGACATTTGAAGCTGATACGACAACTACACGTGATAGTTCACGCGAATTTGTTATGACCAATGTTGGTCGTGATAATGTAAGGTACATCGATAATAACAACGTTGCACCTGACGTGTGTGAGCTTCACTTCAAGAAGTCGAAAACTCAACCTAATATTAACGCATTACTTTATGGAAATCACAGATTACATCTGTTTATCCATGACAAGAGATACCATCCCTCGATGGAGGAAGGGAAGAATCTTGTTCAGTCAATGACGGCTAATATTACTATAACCGTTCCAGCAGCAGCGGACGACGGAGACGTCGCCGACTTCCTGGGGCTTATCGGTGATTTACTTGGTAAACACGGACGAATCACGCTCTTAACAAAACAAAATATCCTAAGCATCGTTGATTCTTGATGCGGGCGCTATTAGTTTTGCTTTTACGGGTCGCAGGGGTTAAAGACCCTACAATGATTGTATCATTGGGACCTGCTTTACGAGCTGGGTTATTGTCAATTTCGACTTTAGCTACGTTTGTGTATGATAATATGGATCAGGAAACGCCTGAAGCGCAAGCTTTAGCTCGGGTCCTGCAACATATTAACACTTTGGTAACTGTCATCAGTGAATTATTACCTGTGACTGAAGTGACTGAACTCTCTGTTTTAGACAGAGGAGATTTAGACATTTTAGCAAAGGTTGGGTTTCCTGATGCGTCTGGTAAGTTATAGAACATTACCAAATATCAAGATAGGGAGGTGTTGTTCTCATGCGAGAATCATCGAATAGGGCAAGTGTTGCCCCCCCGTCCGGCTCGACCGGACATCACCATAAGAAAAAGAAACGCAAGGCACCTTTTATTGGTCGACTTGCTAACGAGTTGCCAGTTAACTTCCATTGGAAAGTACTGGGCAACTTAGTTTCTGACCTCAAGGAGCATCTCGGCATAGAAGCTGTAGCCATCATCACGAAAATTATTCGTGAACGTGATGGCGATGCGCTTCTAGAATTGTCGAGAGAATGGGGACCACAGAGTATCTCCCCTTCAGATAACGATTCGTTCCATTTTGGAGCACGTTATCTTGTTTCTGCTTTTCTAAAGAAGCACGTCTCATTAGATGAGAAATCTTCTACCGAAAGCCGCCGGAAACGAGCTATTGTCAAATATCTCGCTGCCGAAGAAACTTGTAGAATCTTCAATGTTGAAGGTTACAAGGCACTTACTAGCGGTGAACGAAAGCATCATGTGCAGTTACTGTACATGAAGGCTTTTCTTAGAAAAGTACTCGGGGAATCACCTGACGATGTCGACTGGGAAGCCGGCGGCCGTCATGGACCAGGGTCATGTATCGGGGTCAGCGGTAATAAAGTAACTAGCTACTACAAATTTAGCCAGTTGCCTTACCCCTGCACCAACGCCACAAGACCTTATGCTATTAACGCGATCTCTCAAGACCAACGCTGGATGCGTGCTCTTATTCATGAACTTGATCCGCATAAAGAAGGTAATTACCTTCCTGATGTGGCGAGTTCAGAAGAAAAGTCAGCATTCTGGAATAAAGTCTTAACTGTGGTTGACGTTAATAAAATGGCTTTTGTCCCTAAGGACGCGCGTGTTGCGCGCCTAATAGCAGTGGAGCCAAGTATGAATATGTACTGTCAGCTTGCTTTAGAGAAAGTGATGTGCCGGCGCCTTAAAAGGTCCGGGATTGATCTTTCTTCTCAAACCAAGAACAGAGCATATGCACGGCTTGGTTCATTAGAAGGAGCGGACGATTCGTTTTGTACGATCGACCTAGAGAGTGCTTCTGACACGGTTTCAATAAAACTGTGCAAGCTTATTCTCCCCCCCGCTTGGTACTATTACCTAAAAAGCTTTCGCTCTCCAGCCTGTATGTTGGACGGTGTTAAGCAGACTCATCACATGATGAGCACAATGGGTAATGGAACTACCTTCGCGCTGGAATCAGCAGTCTTCGCAGCCGTAGTTCACGCTGTCTACTGTTATCAGAAGCATGTTACTTACATGCCTCCTAGTGAGTATTCCGTTTATGGCGATGATATCATCGTCAGGAAAACTCTCTATAATGATACTGTAGATATGTTGGAAGTTTGTGGCTTTACCGTTAACTCTGAAAAGTCGTTTTCTGAACGACCCTTCAAAGAGAGTTGCGGCGCCGACTGGTATTCTGGACATCCCGTGAGACCCGTTTATATGAAGGATAACCCTCAAGATCTGATGGACCTTTTTGTTCTTATGAACAAGATTAAAAGGCATCTTCACTTGAGGTACTTCATAAACGACTCAGAGACATGCAGATTCTTGGAAAAGTACATACCTCCTGATGCGTTAAGCATCGTTGGACCCTGTTCAGATGAAGAATATTCATCGTACAGGCATGTTGACGATCCCCCCGACACTTCGTGGCGTGGCTATCGTTTCCGTTTCCGCCGTCTTATTCAAATCCCCCGGACATTTGAGGTTAACGATAAGGGCTATTTCATAGCACTTATGTCGTCCCTTAAAGGTCCGGAGCGTGTTTCTTTCAATTATATGAAGGAAAAACGTTTTGATACGGGCAACCGTTTCCGTGTTACACGACGTGGTGTCATGCAATACGGGCTAGTGAACTCCGTCACATCTTTTTGGTGTGATGAGTACCACGAGTAACGAAACCGAGTGATATCTAATATTGCTCGCTTGCGCTACTTACTTCTC